AAAATCTACAGAAAAAGTTTTTTGATCGTCAGTGCTATCATCTAAATTTACTTTGTATACACCGTTGATTGTTTCATTTGTGTTTGTTATAACCACATAGTCATCTGTAAACAAACCATGAGGCCCGTCTGTGGTAATTTGTAGAACATCATCAAATTGTTTGTATATTATTGTGCTTAAATTTGATGAACTAAATCTTTTTACATCCCAATCATTTGCATTTGTGTTGGCAATCCACACAGTTGTGCCTTCAGCAAATGCTGTGACATCTAGGGCAAGTAGATCTGATTCATTGTACACAGTAAAATCTACTTGGCTTGGCAAGACATATCCTGCCATATTGTATTTGAATATATTTTCTGCAGAATTTTGTGTAGCAGTGTAATCAATTGTGCCAAACACATCGCCACTAAATGCATAAGGCTTCAAAAACAAATCAGTGTTTTTGTTGACATTTAAAATAGTGTCTGTATCTGCGTTAGCACCTTCAGTGATTTGATAAATCATTCTATTGTGATCGTGCTGTTTTTCTGATATGACAAATGCAAATGCTTGATCAGTTCTATGACCGCCGTATTCTCCAACTCTAAATGCATACTCTTCAAATATGTTGTAAGCAGAAGTTTGTCCACTTTGCGGCTGTGATTTAAATTTTTCTATTGGACCTATAGTTCCTTTTTCTTTAAGCATTCCTTGGTAAAATTTAAATTGTGTAAGTTCGTTCAATCCTAGATCTTGGAAATATGTTCTAGGCTCGTATCCAATAAGGTGTTGTGCATATCTTTGTTGTTCTGCATCAAAATTATCTGAATCTAATGAATAAAAATCTTTAAACGCTTCTGCTTTAGAATCCCAGTTAGGCAACATAGCACCAACTGGTGCACTCGCTCTTTGAGTAAAGTATCTGCTTTCAAAATTGTCCGTGGTAGTGTGATTAGTTGTAACAACATAGTATTTGCCTTGATGTGTTATGTTAGTTCCGATCCTTAAGTCAGTGTAAGGTGTCCAATCAGCAACTTTGCCTTGGTCTAGAATATATCCAGGAGCATAAAGATCTCCATTCCAATTTGCAGTACGGAAACCAACTAGTTTTACACGGTCTTGTCTATTACCAATTATGTCATCAAAAATTACATCATTAAATTGTGATACATTTTCTAAAAGTAAAAGATGTTCTTTTTGTACAGCACGAATATCTGCATTGTAAATGCCGTCTTCTGCAGGATTAGTAATAAGTTGAAAAATACCATCTTGCCTTTTTGTTGCAAAATTGTTAGGATTGATCGGTAAACCATCTTGTTGTAATACAGAATAAAAGTGATCTGAGTCTGTAAGATCATCGCCTATAGTGTTTTCCTTTTGAAATTTAAGTGTTGACGCCGCTGGTGACAAAGATATTACAGAACCTATATTCCAGTTCTGTGTAGTCCAGAATAAAAATTCTTTTGCACTAAGTTCCCAATTGGCTGGTTGATTCAGTTCATTTATATATTCATCAAATACAAATCCTATTTCTTGTAAGTACTGATCATATCCAAACAAAAAGTCTGCAACTTCTTGAACGTCTTTAAATTCGTATCCATATGGAATAGTGGTTGTGACTGGATTATAGTTTTTATATTTTTTAACACTGACTCCGCCTTTTAGTGGCAATGTGTTTCCAATCTCTGCCCAATCGTCAGTGTTGAACGATTCACTGCTTGATACTGCATTCTTTGCTCTATAAAAAACTCCTTGATTTTTTGCTATAGTGCCTTTACTATAAAATCCGCCACCTTGCCATTCCACAAAAGAGTCTGTTACTGCGCCAACTCTAATTAAGATAGAATCATTGAACTGTCTTGGTTTACGGTATGTAAATGTACGATTAAAATTAGCATATCCAGAAACTTTGTACCCTGTATCAGTTTTTTGTATAATTACACCACTGTAGTTTGCGTTCACTAATGGGGCACTTTTGTACAACAATATAGAAAAGTCTTGTTGTGGTAAAAATACACCACGCGATGTACTTTGAGGTGACACACTTCCAACTGCAACTTGCATGTTGTCTTTGTTTGTAAATCCACCTAGTTTATAAGATAACTGAATCGAGATGTTGTCTAATCTATCTGCCAAATACGTAGAAGCAGTGTATCCTAAACTCTTAAGATAATCTGATACTGTGTTAATATATCCAGCAGTAAAAAAAGCACCTGTCGGCAACACATAGTCTGTGACCTGTTGTCTATGTAACGAGTTGTACACATATTGACCTATGATGTTTTTGTTTATTCTTGACCTATCAAAAAACAACCCAGCATACCTACTTGGCTTTGCAAGAAATTTTGCTATTTGTTCTGCAAACCTATAAGACGAAGACTTCCGCCACGCAGTTTCAGGTGGACCACCATCTCCATATTGCCAATTTTGTTTTAATGCAGATGGGATACTAGTGTTGTTGTTAATGATGCCGGCATTACCTGGAGAAGCTAATTCTCCACTTTCTGTAACAGGTAATACATTTAAAAAGTTAGAGCCTTTTGCATACCGAGGATAGAATCCTTTACGGTTTCCCTCAGCAATAAATCCATTTGCAATATCATTCATAAAACTAAGTTGCCTCTAGTGTAAGGTGCAGTTCCATATCTCGTGTCCCAATAATCAGGCTTGATTGTAAAGCCTAAAGATTCCCATGGTCTTTTATGTGGTGCATCTGTGTCAAACCATTGTCTATATATAGCACGCCAATATCCAGGCAGTGATGTTTGATCTATTTTGTTTTTGTAATTGCTATAATTCCAAGTAAAATCATTACTAGCAGAATATGTAGTATTTGTAGTATAGTCTACACCATTGGTACCTGTCCAATTATAAAAGTCTCTGCTTAGTAAATTTAGAATCTCTTGACTAGAATATTCGTTGTCTCTAAAGAAACCATAATCTAAATTTATTATTTCTTCATCAAATTTTATTTTAATATTGTTGTAAATTCTTTTTTCAAATTCAAGAATAATGTCATCACGGAAATCGCCGTATGCAACTGTGATAGAACCATCATGACCTCTTATAACATCAACGCCGGTTACTTCACTAGAACTATCAGTTGGTTGATAAGTGTCGTCTGTGAACTTTTCCGGTCTCCATGCAGAAGCAAGGCCTAATTTAGTTGGAGTAGCAGGTATAAAACAACCATCTGAACTGGTGTACTCAACAATTTTAATAACATCATTTGTTGCCAACGCAGTCATAACTTCAACACCATTTTGTGCCGCGGAGTCAGCAGTGTCAGTGAATTGATAATCTGCAAGATGTGTTAGTTGCACATCATTTAGATATACATACACAGATTTGTTGCCGAGAGTTGTTAGATTGTGTGATGCACTTATAGGATAATTCACAATGGCTGGATCTGTTACTGTGTAAGATAGTGTGACTTGATCATCGCCATATGCTAACATATCAGTGTCATAAAAAGGCATTGTAGAATTTTTATTTTTGTTTATTAATTTTATAAGTTCATCAAAGTTTTGTGCAATGGTGCCATCTAACGACACCTGTCTGACTCTGTCGACAAGACTTTGTTTAAATTTTTCATACTCACGACTGCTGTGCCTCATTGCTCCAATTAAGTTAATGGATTTGTCTTTAACTAATATGTGTGATAAAGAATCATTTCCAGAGTGTTGCATGATTAGAGAACCATAAGCAAAAACATTATCTAAATCTCTAGAATTATTTCCTCCAATTGCAGTGCCTACAAAATTTGGATGTTCATTGACTGCTAAGTTGTAGTGTTTTACCATGTCTCCTAGTGTTAATTTTTTAATATTTTTATTTTGTGAATTTCGCTGTAATCCTAAAGGCACTTCAAAAAATCCATTGCCACTAGGAGTACCTGTCAAAGAGTGTGCTTTTATTGTGATAACATTGCCTGATGCAATTATTGATGTAGTTTGCACATAATAATGGTCATTGATCGGAGTTAACTGATAATCATTAGTTGTTGCACCGTTTAATAAAACTTGCACTGTGAGATCAGATAGTGCTGTTGGATTTAGGTATTGGTCAATTTCAAAATATTGTTGATCCTGATCACTTTCATATACTCTTATTATTTTTTGGCTATTTTTAACAATAAATTTTTTCCAGTTGTTAGTGTATTCATAGTTGTTCAGTGTGCTGTTAAAGATCCTGTAAAAATACTGACGTAGATTTTTTGTTACAATGGCTCCTTCAGTAACATAATCAAATGTTCCACTGTTAAAAGTATCGTTTGCACGTAAATCATTAATTAATCCCAGTCTTTCATATATGACGTTTGTGCCATACACAGTGTCAGGTGTGCCTTGAGTGTCATCTGTTGCAATCTCAAATAGTGTTGAGCCTATAAAACTACTTGAAAGATAAACATCCGCGTCACCTAACGAATTTCCGTCAGTGTCATATACATTAAACAAAGGTTTTTGATTTAATTTTGTTTTTTGTTGTGATTTTTTCCATGCTCCATTTTCAATATGATATGGTTGTCCTTTGTTGTCACCTCTACGAGACACAACAGTAACTGACTGTGCATCTGTAAACGTTTCATGTTCTACCAATCTTATAACTTGTGCTACGGAAGAACTGTCATCAGCTAGGCCGAATACAGATACAAAATCTACACGATAAATTTTGTTTACTGTGTTAGGATCAGCAGTAAAACATATTAAATCATTTTGACGCAGTTGTGAACCGTCAGCCACATATGCTCCTGCACCAGACACATTACTAAAAGCATCTGTGTTAGAAGAATCAATAATGTCAATTAACCTACCAGTGGTACCATGACTAAACAGTTCTAAATTTGGAACGAACTCAATGATGGGACGTTTTGCTCTTGCGTTTTCTGGTAAACCTATTGTGACGTTTAATTTGCTTTCTGTCTTTTGTATTGCTTGTGTGTGTACCCATCTGTTTGCTCTGCTCCATGCATTTAAATCTGCAGATGATCTGTCTATGGTCCAATAATCTGGACTGGAACTTTGAGCAGTGGAGTTATCAAACCCTACTGTATCAAAACCTTCTGTACCATCTCTGTCCCATACTTCTCCTTTTTCAACACCATATGCCTCAACTACTTCATGCTGTGATATATCAGTAAAAGTTATGCTCTCACCCACTCCACTTATGAAGTATTTTTTGTCTTGATAATTTGCAACACTAGAAGATGTAATTTGAACATTGATTGTATCAGTTAACTCTAACCCAGATGCATCAGTAAATTTTTTACAGCCAATGATATTTTCTGCTGGATCAAATAGTACGTCGTCAAGGTCTTTGATTATAATTCTACCACGCATTGCTGTGTGATTACCGCATTGATAAAATAAAACTGTTTCTGCGTTGGTTGATGAATCACTAGCAGGAACTTTCAAAGTTACTGTTCCGGAAGTTGCTCCATTGTTAGAAACATGATCATTGGAAAACTGGTAGTCTGTGCCAGTTGCATATTGTGTTTTTATGTAAAAAGGATGTCCTGGAGCATCTACTTCAAACTCATATGTACTGCCTTTGTACACAATGATATCAGGGTTATTTTGCCCATTTTTGTTTGAAAATACATAAGCACCGAAACTATTATTAGTAACACCTATAGTGGTTTTTGTACCACTGGATAGTAACAAAGATATCGGTGTAAGTCCTTCACTGATCCAATAATATTGTCTATAATTTACAAACTTATCTGGATCTATAGGTGGAGCATAAGCATAAGATTCTTGTTCCCACAGTCGATCATGCTTTGCGTTGCTACCGCCTTGTGACTCAATTTCATTCACAGCATCAATGTACTGTGAGGCAAAGTCAATGGTGTTACCGTCTGACTTATAGGTCACTGTAGGTTCTAATTGATAACTCTGTCTTTGTTCTGTGCTTTCGCTGAGATATTGCTCTGTGGTGTTGTATGATTGACGATACTTTTGTCCTATAAACCCATTCAGTTGATCTAATACACTTGGTTCAATTAATTGATCAAGTGTGCTGTTGATAAACCTTTTGTTCTTCTCTGTTTGAAATATTTGAGGTAATAATTGAGAACTTGATCTAGTAGATTTGCTCATTAGTAATATCCTCCACTGGATGAACCAGTGGTAGATACTGTGCCTGATGTAGTACTAGTTGCAGATACTGTACCTGTGGTTGCTGTTGAAGATGCAGAACTAGTTATTACTGTACCGGTTGCTTTAAGTTTTTCTGCTGAGATCGAAGAAATAATTTCAACATTATCTACTGTAGCTGATGACACAAATATTTCATTGTCTTCTGCATATATTTGAAACAAAGAACCAAATCCATTAGTGCTTTGAGATGGCACAATCACAACACTTAATAAATCTGGTGCTAGATTATTGTGTATGTAAGCGGCTAATTCTGTATAATAAAAAGTATCGCCAAAGTCCCAAAAGTCAATTTGAAAATAGGTATCTATAGCAGAAATTACTAATGATTTAATTTGATTATCACTGACAGTGCTTTGTGGATTTTTAATAACTTTAAACTGTGCTTGTAATGAAGCGTCCGCACCTGGTCCAAACAATAGTTTATATTCGCCTGGATTAAAAACTATTTCATCACTTATAGCCTTGATCCCATCCAAGGATGACAGGTACGCAGTTTCTAAATCAAATATTGTAGGTGTTTCAGGCTTTGCTGTTGCTTGACTATTTCTTAACCATGTACGCAGTTGTTGATCAAAAGATCTTGTCACAACATAAAGATCTATAATGTTCGATACACTAGGATCTATTCTTCTACTTCTTACAGCTCCATGATTATAGTTGTAAATTAGGTCTTGTCTACCTAGTTTAGCAGTGTAAATTGTAACTGCTGTTGTGCTGTTAGTGGTTGCGGAATACTGATAAAATGCATCATCTCCATAATAGTAAAACAATTGGTTATCAGGATAAACTGCAAAATTTGTAACTTCTAAAGCATTTTTTACAACAACAAATTGTGTTTGATCCACAATACTATCTTGATCATATCCTTCTACTGTGACCGTTTTAAAAAATACGTATTTGTTGTTTATGTTTGTACTCGGATCTACAATAATTGTGAATAGATCAGGATTATCAATAACTCCATCATCATCAGAATCAAAGAAACCTACTTCTATTTTTCTAGTATCGTTGTAGCCATCTGACCCTACAACATTACCTACAATTTGCCAATCATAATTGTATGTTAGACTGCTAGTGAAATCAGATGCTGTGTTACTAGCCGGCAATCTGATCTTGTCTTTTATAGATACTCCAGTTTGCGGATCAATTACCTTTGCTGTTGGATCAAAGTAAAATTTGTTTCTTGTAGCAGATTGAAATACATATTGTGTTTTTCTATGTGTTACTGTGTAACTTACACCATTGGTTATAAACTTTATTAACCATGAATTATCTAAATTTGCTCCTGTAGTATCACCTTGATGTGTTAAAGCAAATGCTCCACTGCCTAGATTGGCTTCTGTCACAATATCAAAAGTTTTTGCAGTTATGTTGTAACTTAACCCAAAATTGTCAAATTCTACAACTAGATCTATGATTGATGCTTTTAATGTATCCGAAATAGAATCTATAAACTGCGGAATTATTTCAGACAGTACAGCATCAGTTGGTACTAAATCATTTAACACTATAGGACCACTCCCGTCTGACAGATTGCCTAGACCACCATTTGACCCATCGCCTTCAACAGATATAATTTTAGTCCATATAGTGTCTGTAGACCCTGGATGACCTCCAACACCTGGTCTCTGTGTGCCATTACCAGGCATAAAGTAATTGCCACTAGTTGGTGTAAATTTTGCAAGAGCACCTGCAGTCAAGTATCTTAAATTGTTTGTGGTCGAACCTCCAACACTCAACGCACCGCCGTTAGTAAAATATCCTGTGGCTTGATTCACTGTCTGTGTAGACTTGTTCCAAAGTGTACCAGTTGGTGGAGTAATTCTTGGATGATTTTTATAGTAGTACTGTTTAAAGTCTGCAGAAGTTAATACATCTGTAAGAGATGTGTTGATTACTTTTTCAACATCATCTCTTGTTAAAAATTGAAAATCAAAAGTACTTGTTCCTTGATCTTGATACAACACACCGTCGTCTGCTACAATATTTGTTTGCGAATACACACCAGTTGGATCTGTAATATCTAAAAATCTTGAGACACCCGATGCTGTTCTTACTTGTGACTTGGCTTTTGCAATTGATTGATTTTGTGTTAATGGTAAAATTTGATAATCTTCTGCAGATATCATTCTATTATTTGAATAATACGACTGTGGTGCAAGTGTTTTAATATCTGCCACAGACTCAGAACTTGATGCATTTGTGATAGTGCTCTGCAATGAAGTCTGAATTGTTAGTGTATTTGTTTGGCCGTTTTTCGAAATATAATCAAAAGCAATAGAAATATTCTGCATGTCGGAAGTATTGATGTTGTACGTTAATCCATTGCTTTGTCTGTAATAACATCTAAAATTTCCTTGTGGTAAAGTGCCATACACTCCATCGGAAAACACAAGATCAATTTGATCGTTGTTTTTAGTCACAACAGCAAATTGATTTGTGATATTTTCTGCTAGATTATTGTAGATAATATTGTTACCAACTATTGCAGGAACTTTTCTCCATCTCTGCTCAAGCACACCGTTTTGGTCTAATTTGAATAAAAATACATCGTCATTGTTAATGTTGTTTTCCTGAATCGATACCACAGTGTTCGGCGCTGTGTTTGTAATTGCAAAGTCTTGAGAATTAAGCACACCTTGTTTAAAGTGCAAGAAATACCCTGTGTTGTTCGACCCAAATCCTCTATTGTCGTTTCTGTAAAGTAAAGACATAGAGTTGCCTGGTATAGGTGGTTCTTCATACACAAACTTTTCGCCTGCAAATGAACAAGGCACAATGGAAAATTCCATGCCCACACCGTTAATTGTTTGACTAAAAGGCACTGTTGGCAGATCAAGATTTGCACCATTGATTCTGTACAACTGTGAATTTATTCCACCTATGGTGTCACTTTGTTCGGGTTTGTTTACAAATTGATTTTTTGGTAGGCTTGCATTGATGACTGTGTTGAATTGGTCCTGCCAATTGTCATTAGTAAGATCATTCCAAAGTATTGGTGTGTTTGCAATGTTTTGTCCATTGGAGTCTGTGACTGTTTCTGATGTTGAAACTGATGTTATTTTTAAAAAACCGTTTCCTGCTGTGTTTCTTTTTGGTTGATATGATATTAGTCTTGCTAGTCTTAACACAGAATCTTTACGTTCTGCTAGATCTATAAAATTTTCTCTGGCATTTAAGTCTACTCTATAGGAAATTGACTGTGCCACATAGGATATCATATCAATGAGTGCAACGTATTCCGACGACTCAATAAAGTCGTTAAACGATTCAGGATAGTTTAATTGTAAATAATCAATTAGGGTACGTCTAATAGTATCGAAATCATATGATTTAAAGTCAGCCTGTTGAAAGGTACGATAAAGTTTTTGCCATACTGTATTGGCTAACAGGGTATTTTGTCGGGTGTTAGAAGCCATGCAAGATATTTATTGCTTTAAAAAAGTGTATACTTAATAATTTGCCTGAGATGAGTTAAACACTTGACCTGGACCTTGAAGTAATCCTTGTTCAGAGTCAAATAACAAGTTTAAAGTTTCGCCGATTGCGTAACCAATGTACAGTACAGTTATTTTGACTTGTAAACCATTCTCGGCTTCAAACACTTCCAATTGATCTAGTGCCACTCTTGGATCATAATTTATAACTGCTTCTACTTCTCTGATCACTGCATCTTTAGTGTCTGCATCCAAAGGATCAAACAGATAGTTCCATAAATTGGTGCCAAAGTTAGGATTTTCTAATTTTTCACCTTTGCGTATGTTAAAATTATTAAGGAGATCCTGTTTGACCAGTTCAATGTCATACAGTTTTGGATCTTTAAACTCACGGCCTATGGTTGAAAATCCGTTGAATATTTGATTTTGCTGTACCTGTTGTGTGGTTCTTTTTATATCTTTGAATGTTACAACTGCCATGACTAGTATTTAATCCCCTGCGTACACTGTGATTGCACTGCCAGTAATGGATCCTGCGTCAGCACCATCTTCTAGTCTTGCACATCCTATGCCAACAACAAACACTGTGCCGCTACCTTCATTGATAGGAGCAGTGTGTGACACACATAGCAACTCTTTCAATATATCATGAGAAACTGTGAGATCACCTATTCTACACCATAATTTTGCTTCAGCAAACACTGTAGACTGACTGGGGATGGCCAAGACTGTAGCACTATCACAGTCATGACCTGTGCTTACTGCGTCTCCTTGTCTGGCTGCCAGTAGCGTGTGAATCATTAGAATCTATCCTCAGGTAATTCTCTGTCTGTTGCTGTGGGTGTGGTTTTGGTTTTGCGTTTGTTTTCATGTTCTGCATATGGTTCTGCTGTGGGCACACGTTTCATAATGCTTTCTCTTGCATTAGGATTACGAGTAGGACTTACACCTGCATTGTCATATGTTTCCAAATTTGACAGCACAGTGCTTAAAACTTTATCCACAGTGTTAAAATGTATTTCATGGTCTGTGTTTACAAGAAAATCGTTGCCAGCAAAAGTTTTTATGTCTGTGCCTGCTTTGATAAGACCGTTCGACCCTATGACCAGTTCATAGTTTGCACTGGATTCTATTCTGACTCGACCAGTGGTCAATGTTTGATCAGAGTTGACTAAATGATTATTGTTATCTATGGTGTTTTGTCCAGTGGCTTTGATGTTAACATTTCTGCCTGCTTCCATGTTGATGTCGCGTTCTGCTCTAAAATTGAAATCATTTTCAGTATGCACACTGACTGAGTCTTTGGAGTAGATATCTATTTTGCCATCTGCTGTGAATTCAATCCAAGCAGTGCCATCATTGTTGGTGATGTAGACTAGGCTTTCGGAATTGTGTAATAATAATTGTGCGCCTGAACGTGTACGCAATCTAATCAATTCGTTACTGATAGAACCTACTGCTTTTTTACCTGCAACAATTTCTGCAATGGCTGGTACGCCGTCATCCATCACAAATGACTGACCACCCAGTCTTGAATGATGTACTTTACGAAAATTGTATTCCTCTTTAGGATCATTGTAAACTTTGCCGTGCCTATTGATCGATTCTCTTGGTGCAGTCTCCTGTCCATTAAAATCAATTGGGCCAGGTGTTGAAATTCCAAACACCTGTGAAGGAGTTTCTCTTCTTGCAGATGATGATGTGGTGCCTCTCACTGTGTCTCTTATAAGGCCTTGATTAATAAGTGTTTCTGTGGCTGGTACATGCACTGGTCTGAATTTGTAGGCATTATCATTTCTGGCATCAGTGTTGGTCCTTGCAATATTTGGTGTTTCTGCTTTTCTTTGTGCTTCTGCAACAGGAATTGGTGTTGGGTCATCTTGATCTGTGTTTTCATTATCTCCAAATTTTAAATCTTCAAAGTATCTTTCATTCTGTTCTGAGTTGCCTACAAAGTTGCCCG